GGGATGGCACACATCCACACAATGCGCATGCTAGACATCATCACCGAGTGCGAAAAGGTCGGTGCATAATGGCGCTAACAGCTAAGAGCAAGCTAATTGACGGCGTCACAGTCACAATCTGCTTGACTGAAGATGAAGGTCTCTGCATTGAAGATGGCGGCAAGTGGCTTTTGATGTGCGAGGACCACGGCTTTATCATTCAGGGTTCGAATTACCGTCGCCTTTGGGGCAATGCTGATGAAGTGTCAGACTGGTGCGAGGAATGCCGCATCAACGACCGCGTTACGATTGGTGCATAATGACACGCACAACTCCAGTTCGCACAATCGCGCTCACAGTTGGTGACACTGTTCGATTCGGCAATGTGTTTGACGGATTTGAATACGCCACGGTAGCTGCAGTCGAAAAGATTCAAGGTCGCCCGCAGTCGCGCAATGTGCATATTCGCTTTAATCACGGCGGCATCGGTGTGATGCTGCTTGGTGTCGGTTCTACCTGGGACGTTATGAAGGAGACAAGCAATGCAAATATCTAAGACGGCAAAAGGCGCTTGGCAGGTGTCGGCGCCAGTATCTAACGGACACGACACTTGGGTCGAGATACGGACTTTTTACGGCATCGACGAGAAGCAAGCCGTTGCTAGCTTCTACAGTGCGGTTTGGTCTATGGGTTGGGAGCCAGTGCTATGACAATCCGCGAAAACGAGAATAAAGATTTGAAGCGCCTGATGGACTGGCACCTTCAGCAAGCAAACAAAGGCGCAGACATGCGCGATTTCCACATTTGGGCAGCTACGCTCATTTCACTGATTAGGGAGATACGATGAAATTGACAAAACGCGGCAAACGAGTCCGTGCAGTGGCAATCCTTTTGGCTGTTTTAGCCATTTGGCAGATTTCGGGGCACTTGTGGTGGGTCGGCGACGGCTACTGCTGGGGCACGATGACAGAGTGCTTCTTGGGGGGCAGATAATGAGCAATACAACGCCAGTCCGTAGTGTTCGCGTGGACAACAAGCTGTGGAAGGCAGCCAAAATCCAAGCGAAACGCAGTGAAACGACAGTGTCTGAAGTAATCATTCAGGCTCTGCGCGACTTCACCGCAAAGTAAAAAACCCCCGACACCTGGTTTGCGCAGGTGTCGGGGGTTTCTTTGTATTTAAGTTATAAAGGTCGTGCGACCGCCATGATGAACGGGTACTTGCGCTTCTTGATGTAGAAGCCATCCCCGTTTGATTGGCTGCCCTTAGAGTCGGCGCTTGTGTTGCCTTCCCAGACATTCATGTACTTCAGCCGTGTGTTGTGATATCGCACGATACCAATGTGGTCGGGTTGCTTGTCATCGTCGAACTGGAAAAAAACCAGGTCGCCGCGCTTGGCTTCACCGATTGGCACCAGCTGACCGTTAGCTGCTAGATACTTGAGCCACTCGTCACAAGACGCAAAACCCTTGGGCTTGGTCTTTGGTGCGACAGATTTTATCAGACCCGCTTCGTGGTAAATCTTGGACACCGCCATCGCACACCATGGCTGGTGGTTGAGCTTGTACCACTTGCCGAACTCGGTGTCGTTGTTTGCACCCTCTGTATAACCGACGTAGCCGTCTGCAATCTCAGTTAGAGTCATTTCTTGCCCTTTGGGTCCGCCTTCGCGAATGCTGCATCGATTTCGGCTTTTGTGAGTTTGCCGTCAATCATCGCATCTGCGAGGTCTTTTGTCACCTTTGCAACTGCCAGGACTCCAGCCATACCAGCTGCGATTGCAGCATTGATGCCGAAAATGGAGCCGACGCCGATTGTGGCGAGTGCGCTAGAAACGAAAACTGCACCTGTGCGGACAGCGAGGTTTTTGATGTTGGTCATTTGTTCTCCTTTGTTAGCATCTTGATGACTAATTCCATTTGAGTCTCGAGTCTGTTCACCGAGTCTCGGAGACTTGAACCGCCATTGGGCTTGAGTTCATTGAGGTAATGTTTCACAAGCCACCGTACTCCACCTGCAAATCCACTTACGATTGCGATGATAGATACGATTAAGCCTGCCCAGTTTGCTGGTGTCATTTGCGCGGTTCTCCCGTTATGTGTTAGTGATTAGATTTCTTCAGGTGTTGTTTCAAGTATAGCTTCAGTGGTTGCTTCAACTGGCAGTTCATCAGGTTCCAAAAATGTAGATGAAATTTCCACATAGGTGCCAGCATCACAAGCATTGCAATTTGTAAAAAACTGAGATTCTGCATCTTTGCGTTGCTCAAGATAGTTGGCATCGCATTTGTCGCATTTGTATTTGAATTGTGTTGTCAATTTATTCTCCAATTTTAGTAGTAAATAAGGATGCAACCAGCGCCACCAGCGCCGCCAGCAAAGCCAAGACCTGATTCTCGACCAGCGCCGCCGCCACCGCCGCCGCCTGAGCCACCTGCTCCACCTACATCATTTACTGCAGCAGTACCGTTGGCCAATAATCCAGCACCACCACCACCACCCGAATTACCTGATGCACCACCAGTAAAAGAAGAACTTTTGCCGCCCACGCCGCCAGGGCTAACGGATGCACCGCCACCTGCGCCGCCACCAATCATTCCAAAACCACCATTGCCGCCAGTAGTGATTCCACCTGAACCACCACCGCCTGAAAAACCATTGCCGCCTGTGTATCCGTTCTGGCCTGTTCCGACACCTGCACCACCTGCACCAGCGCCGTCATTTCCAGTTGAACTTGTACCGCCAGCGCCAGCGGCTCCACCCATTAGACCCACCGAACCTGCGCCGCCTAATCCGTCAAAACTACTACTGCTACCGCCGCCACCGCCTGCGCCACCCAATGTTCCTGAACCACCAGGGTTGGCGCTTACATTTCCAGTACCGCCGCCACCTGATGAAAAACCACTAAAAAATGTTGTGCCGCCTCTAGTTGCGGCGGCACCTCCTGGAACTCCACCTGAACCGCCAGCACCAATTGTACAAGGGTTTGAAGTTTTGACTGGCACCCAGCCTTGATAAAAACCACCTGCTCCACCGCCACCACCACCACCAGTAGCACTTGAACTAGCGGCAGCGCCACCACCGCCACCACCAACAATGACTGCCCAAACATAGTTAATACCTGCTGGGATAGTGACAGTTGTTCCTGATGTAATTGTTTGTTGAAGTGTTAAATCGCGTGGAGCGACTACAGATGATGAGGCCGCTGGAATTATTGAGGAACCCATTACGCTATTTCCATTCCTGAGATGTGAAAGTTAACTGCAGCGTTTGAAGCGCCACCTTTAATGGTCTTGGTTGTTGCTAAAACCTGCTTGCAGTCAATGTAGATTGTCGAATTGGCCGCAATGGCGGTTGTTGTGTGAATGGCAACATCATCAAGGCTAAGTGTGAATGTATACGCTGTTGCAGATGTATTGGTCACAACAATGTTTGTCACAACTGTGCTTGTGCTTGCTGGCACCGTGTAAAGCAGCGTTGTCGTTGTAGTCGTTGCAGCTCCGCGAAAGAGTGCCTTTGCCGTATTTGCCATTTAGTATGCTCCCATAGTTGATGCGATGAACTGGTCTTGAACTGTTGAATCTGCAGATGAACCGAGGGTGCGAATTGCACTTGCACCATTCTTAACAAGGGCCGTATCATCGGGCGTTGGCCAGTTAAAGTTCGTGGTTGTTGCCATTTAATTGCTCCTAGTCATAAGTTGCCCAAGTAAGTGCAGCGTTTACCGCGTTCCATTGTAGGGTTGCCAATGTGTCCATCCAGCGGGATGGGCGGTAAGAGTAAGTTTTGTCCGAACTGCGGATTGTAATCTTTGCCATCACAGAATCAAATGAAATGTTCCAGCCTTCAACAAAGCCTTCATAGGCAGTGTCGGTGATGGATACTGGCAAGCCCGTAATCGAAATCGGTAGCCCAAAGTACATGTTGAGCATCTCGTTTAAAGTTGTGGCATCAAGACTTGGATTGTCTAGGCGCACATCGAAAGCTGAAATCGAGGTTTTCGGATAGGAGCGCATGCCAAGGTAAACGCCAGCAAGGGCAGTTGCATCTGCCAAAGTTGCAATCTCTGTTGCGTAGGTACCACCAATGGTGCCATAGGTTGCAATTGATGAGGTGTTGCTTTGACCCGCATAAAACGAACTGTTGTAGCCGATGTTGATTAGGTTAATCACATCTGAAAGATTGCGCTGGCTTTGGATGTTGTTCACGCTGATGTAGGCAGGGTCAATGGCAAAGTAGCCGTTGAGGTCAACATCCTTGTTTCTGCGCTGTTCATTGGCGTAGCCGATTGTGTTTACTGTTGTCTCGTACACCGCGCCAGTTGCCATTGCCGCATATTGGTTCACAAGGGTTAAGGCATCGTTTGGGTTGATTGGCCGTTCCATAAGGGTGTAAATGCCCTCATCGACCACATCAAGGTTGGCATTTGATTCAATCAAGATGCGCTCGATGCGTTGGCCTTCATTTTCAGATGGATAAACAGATGTTCCAACTGGCGAACGAGAAAGACTTGCAAAAGGACCAACTGAGGTTACTGTCACGGTGGCTACATCTGTCGCGGCCGTTGCAACACGCATTGAGCCTGCTACTTGGCTGACCGTTCCTGTGAAAACGGTAATGTCTGCGGTGTTGGTTGCATTTTGAATCTTGATGACCACGGGGTCATTGATGTCAATGGGAAAGCCAGTGTTAGCAGTGTCAATGAGTCTGACAGTCGCAACTGACGCTCTTTGCTGGTCCCACACGTTGTTTCGGCCGAAATCCACGGTAAGTGCACCAATGGCATCGTTTGTATAGGCGATACCATCAATCGTGACAGAAGCGACAATGTTCCAGGTCATAGCAGCGTTACAGCTCGACTTACGCCGATTCCTTGGTAGCCGCCGCGGATGTTGGTGCTGCTGTTGATTGCATCAACTACTGAATCGCCAGCCTTTGTTGGGTCGCCGTTGGTTGTTATGTAGTTGTTGATGACTGTGGTGTTGCTTCCGCCACCATAACCACCAGTGCCAGAGTACGACATGTCTGAGCCTGGGAAACCTGAAGATGCGTAATTGCCAGCACTCGACGAACCGCCGAAAACGCCACCAGCTCCAGGCACGATGGGCGCAAAACCACCAGACTCTACGATGGCAGTTACTTCTTTGCTAGTAAGAGGTGGCGGTGTAACCGCTGAGAAACTACCGATTGCTGCATAGTAAGCATCAACTGCAGCTTTAGCAGAATTCCAACCGCTTGCGGCTGTCAACCCTGGTGTGTCTAAACCTGAGAATGCGGTTTGTGAAATGCCAGTAACCTTTGAAATATAGGCAGCTACTGCCTCGCGTGGGATTCCCCAAGCGTTTGCAAGGTTGTCAACTTCATCCGTTGTAATCTTGCCGTCTTTGATTACTGCGAGGATGTCGGCGTAACGCTGAGCCTCTGCGTTGGCCATCATTTGCTTTTCAATAAAGGCAAGGTATGAGGCATCGACTGCCTGGATTGCAAGGTTTTGTTGCTTAATCAAGTTCAGGCGTGCAGCTTCAAGTTGGATTGGGTCAGTCTCAGATGTTGGCTTGGCACCAAGTTTTTGTAATTGCTTTTGGACTTTTTCTGACAACAGCTGGGCAGCGGTGAGCTTTGTGACCGCGGTGGCATTATTCGTTGTGACGATTGTGTTTGTCTTTACAACTTTGTTTAAGCCGTTTGTTGTGGCCCCAAGTTTTGAGGATATGTCTTGAACACCTTTGTATGATTTTGTTGCTTTATCTGCATTCTTGCTAGACGCAGCAAACGAAACACCAATAGCACCAGCGGTAATTAAAAATGCACCGAGGGCTGCAGTGGCGGCGCCTGCTGAAACTCCTGCCGTCAATAATGCGGTAGCGATACCAGCCGACCCCGCTGCCGCAGTAAATGTAGTAAGTATTGGGATTAACAAACCGATGGCAGTTGCAAAGGCGTATACTTTTGATGCAACAAAGATGCCAGCGATGAGAGACGCAAAGATTTTAATTACTGTCAAATTCCGTGAGATGTAGTCAATAAAACCAAACACGGCTTTGCCTAAGGCAACCACATTTTCAGTGACGGTGGCTAACCCGCTGGTCAATTTATCCTTGTTTAAATCAATCCAAGATTGAACGACTGGCAAAACGTCAGTAATGATGTAATTGGCGAACTCTTTAACAACTGGCAACAACGCAAAGCCCAAAGTCTCCTGGACTTCGCCAAAAGCTAAGTTCAAGGTCGTCAGTGGGTCAGTTTTCGCTAAAGCGCCTGCTGCTCCACCGTAAGCATCTCTGAGGACGTCCATCGCGCCTGCAAAGTCTTTGGTCTTTACAATGTTGTCGCTAAGTGGAATTCCGAGTTTTTTGAGTGCACCGACATTGCCAGTTGTGGCCTTTGCAATCGCGATGCTGACAGTTTGCAAATCCTTACCAGTGGCCGCGCTAGTGTCTAGAGCAATTGCTTGAAGCGCTTGTGCCTGAGTCAAATCATTTGTGGCAACCAAAAGCGCTGATAGTGATGGGCGAAGGGCGCTGTCTGAAACATTGACCAGCAACTGTTGTTTTGAGATGTACTCTTCAACGGCAGCAATAGCTGCGTCCGTAGCACCGACTGTGTTGCGTAGTGAGTTGGCAAGTACGACCTGAGATTTTTGGTCCTCAAGGGCCGCTTTAACCGAGTCAACGCCCATTTTAACTGCAAAGGCTGCCGATGCGGCCGCTGCCACCCCAAATGCCATCTTCGCTTTGCGTGCAAAAGTGTCGAACCCTTTGCCCAGATTCCTGATGTCTTTTGCTGCAGCTTTTGAGCCTTTGTCAGAATACTGGGTGAGAATGCGGGCAACAACTGCGCCTACTGCCATTTGCTATGCCCGCTCTCTGTTAAGGTGTTTCTGTAATTCTGCCTTTGCTTGTTCCAAGGCACGATTTACATTCGCTTCAATCTTTGTTCTATCTTTGTCAACCACGCGCCATACCACACGCGAAGCCTTGCCAAATCTGTTGCCAATGGTTCGCAGGAACTGTGCACTTGAACCGCCGCCAAAACCTGGCTTGGTTTTTCGGCCTGCAACTTCGAAAATCGCACCAGCTGCAGACTTATTCAATAAAGCACCCGCACTGGTTGTGTAATTGCCCTTACGAACCTTGCCTTGCGCTTTTGTCTTAACAATCTTGCCCTTGATGTGGTTGGCGTTCCAGCCAGGCCAACCTTCACCACCGCGAGTGCGGCCCTTGGCAGCATCTGCCTTACGCCAGCCACTCATCGGCGGGTCTTCATCAATCAACCCCCTTGCGTCGCGTTCAGCGCCAGCAAGCTCGGTGTTGATAACTTTGTTAAAACGCTTTACGGCATCTGCGTCGAATTCTTTTAAGGCGTCTAGAGTCTCTTTGATGCCACTAAGAACAATAACTTCGTCTGCCATTTATCTGCTCCGCGCTTTGTTTCGTTCCTTCAGGAATATAATCATCGCTTCTAAGATGCCGTCTGGGGCATCCATTAAATCAATGGGTGAAATCCCCGTTTCCACCGAAATAGCCGCCAATGAATAAGTTAGGCTATCTCGGTGGATTCGAAAGAATCGTTTGCCACCAACTCAACTGAAATCAGGTCATCCAAGAATTCGGGACCAAAAGGTTTTACGACTTTACCGTTGGCTTTGAGAATTTCGTGGCCTAGAAAGTAAATGTGCTCTAGTTTCTGTTCTTCACCCAGCAGCTTTGCAAAACCCTTGCCGTACTTTTGTTCAAAAGCAACGATGATTCTTGGCGTTAGTGAATAAGTGCCTTCAAACCCGTCCTTCGTCTTGACCTTGACTGATAATCCGTCCATTTGTTTCCCCCTAAGTTAGTTATGCGGTTGCTTTTGTGATTACGCCCGAAATCGGGAATGTAGTGCTTGCGGTTGCAAGCTCTCCGACGCCACCTGAGAGTGGTTGCCACTCAGAGATTAGCGCTGAAAATGAGTAACTCGGATTCGTTGGGCCAACTGCAGTTGCAACTGGCTTGATGACTACTGTTACTGCAGTTCCAAGGAGTGGATAGATTGTTGCCTCTAGTGCGCTTGTTGCATAATCCTGATTCCATTCAAAAGAAACTGAATTATCCTGCAAGCCCGCAATGCGCTTCTTTGCGGTATCGCCAAAGCCTGTGGTTTCAACGATATCATAAGTCGTGTTTAAGGCGATACTAGTGCAGTATGATGACAAGTCGGTTGTACCGAATACAACTGACGCGTTTGTTAATACGATGCGTGCCATATTATGAGGTTGCCTTTGTGATAGCACCTGAGATTGGCCAGGTGACGGATGCGGTCGCTAACTCTCCCACGCCGCCTGAAAGCGGTTGCCACTCGGAAACCACCGCAGTGAAGGTGTACGAAGGCGATGTAGCACTTGTTGTTGAAGTAGGTGACACAACGACGCTCGTTGTATTCCCAAGCAGAGGATAGATTGTCGCTTCAACAAGTGAAGTTCCATAATCCTGGGCGAATTCAAGCGAAACGGAATTGTCTTGCAATCCTGCGACGCGAGTCTTGGCAGCAGTTGAAGAAAAAGCAGTAGTTTCAACAACGTCTGTGGTGGTATTAAGTGTCACGCTTGTGCAATAATTGCTTAAGTTGACACCATTGATTGTTATCTTTGCGTCTGTTAAGACTATACGGGCCATTTATTTTGTTTCCTCTACTGTTGCTGGTTTGATTGTTGCATTGCTCTTGAGGTGGTTGCCAGCAACGAGTGCTTCAGCATCCAGCCCAAGTTCAAGCAATTCTTTTTCGGTGATTGACTCACCCTTTTCTTTTGCCTCGAAGTTGTCCGAGATGATTGTGTATAGCATATTAGTCTCCTTGACCCCATACGGTTAGTCGGTAGCGATAAGAAAGGTAATCGATGTCGCCCACTTGGTAGGTGCCAGACTCTGCAGAAGTGATTCGCAACGTGTCGCAAGCGCCACCAAGTGTGCGGTCAGATTCGATGGCCGCCTTGATTGAGCTGTCACCTGAACCTGCTAGGTACTTGTCTAGCTTGTCCTGTCCAGTACGCTCTGAGAAGCGCTGCACGATAACGAACACATCAAGATTTGCTTGGTCTAAACCGCGAGCGTTGTTCAAGTCGAATGTAAAATCGAGCTGGCCTACCACTACACACGGTGGCACGATGACATCTGGAACTTGGTCGTAGGTGCGCAAACCGTCGATAGACGAAAGGTTCTTTTTGATGCCTTCACGAACGTCAGAGATAATCACGCGACAAGCCCGTTCATCTTGCGAAATGGGCGAATCAAAGCCTCAACGTCTGGGTCAAGGCGAGATGAAAGGCGAACTGTGCCAAGGTCTGGCGTGCCCGCGATACCGAATGGAGATTGGCGGCGGATGAAGAGACGAGAAGCCTGAAGTTTGGCGGCCATTTGGATTTCGGCTGGAACAGACGGCCAACCCCACACAGCGGTCACTTTGACAGACTGCGGCAGGTTATATGGGAAAATGTAAGAGCCGATTGCTAGAAAGCGAGAATACGGCCAGCCACGGCGTGGGTTGTTGATTGGCTCGAGCATGTAATCGCCAGCAGCCCAAATCGTGGTGTACAGCTGGTCGAAATTGTCGTCGGTTGCAAGCTGTGTAAAAGAAACAAAATCGTCAACGTTGCAAGTATACCAGTCTTGAGCGGTATAATAACGCACGACAGGCGCAGCTGTGGTGCCGTCCCTATAGAAGAATCGGCCAGTATAATCATCAATCATGCGACTGGAGGTCAAAATAGCAGCCTCGAGCGCAGTGTCGTCTGTGGTATCCTCGATAGCGAGGCTCGTCTTTAGGTCAGACAGTGTGCAGTATGCGTTTGTTAGAGCCACGCTTGGTCCTTTTCTCTAGCTGTTCTCGTTGAGTTGCCAAGCTATGTGGTGTTTCTCGTCGAGCCAGTAACTCTTTTGGTGCGGCAGGATAGCCGCGGTGTTCACGTAGATTGGAAAGCCAAGCTGGCGAACCCTGCGGCTGAATAGCAAATCTTCACTAATCCACTCGCCGTTAAGCGGACCGTCCCAAAACCAGCACCAGTTTGGGCCTTGGTGTGGGTCTGCGGTTTCTCGCATCTTTTCGAGAACGCTTCTGTGGATTAGAATGCAGCCAGTTCCACAAGCATCTATCTCGAAAACGGCGTTGCGGTCGTACTTAAATAATGGCAGAAACCCCTCGGGGGTGTCTTGAAAAATCGCGGGGACTGGCTTTGGGTAGATGCCTTCGTCTTTGAATGCTGCGAATACTAAACCCGCAACCACGGGGCGCTCTAAATGATGCGCGGTGTTTATCAACTGGTCAAATGCTGCAACTGACAGCTGTTCATCAGAGTCTATTAACAACAGCCAATCAGAGTCTGTGCTGTCCAAGAAAGTCTTGACCACCCTGTTGCGCAACTTGCTGAGAAGCCCATTACCTTTGACGCGAACAAACGGACCGAGCTTTGCGCTTCTGACCTGTGCAAGTTGAATGAGCTTGAAGGCGAACTCGCCATTTACGGTGCCTGGGTCACAGACGCCGATTGATACTTTGTGTGCAGTTTTCATTTGTCTCCCCCGAGAGGTGCAGTGCAGATGAGTCGGGGGAGTCTCACCTGCACTGCACTTGTACTAGATTCTTTCAGATTAGAAAGAAGGTGCTACCAAACCAGTGCCCGAAATAATCGAGGCAGCTGCTGGGTAACGTCCCGCTGTAAATGCGCTAAATCCGTAAACGACAGTCTTGATTGTCAAGCTGCCTGGAGATGTTGCATCGAAGCGAAGTGAGAACGGTGAACCTGGTTGTTCCCAAAGGTGCATTTCACGAGCATCGACCAAGTAGATTTCGTCCTGGTTTGTTGCTGCGCCGTAGGTTGTGCCCACGTTTGCATCTGTGATGATTGGCAGGCCAAGTAGCTGGTAGCCAGAGTTTGCGTATTGTGCAACTCCCGCACCAGTTGCAACTGCGTTCATTACGCCGTTAGCTGTTGGTACTACTACTGGACGACCTGCAGTGTCTGTTGCGGCCAAAAGGAACGCAAGGCGACGTGGATGCATAATCCAGTGAGTTGGTGTTGTGAAGACGTTGCTCTGTACCTGCTGCAAAGCGTCTGCTAGCTTTGGGTACAAGAGTGCGACTGTTGGTGTTGTCGCTGTGAATGTGATAGCGTTACCACTTGAGTTGCGGATACCGAGCATCTGGCCGTTTGAGCCAGAACCGTTCAGAACCTGTGCATCGAGTGTTGTGTGCCATGAACGAATGAGGTCTGCAACGACAAATGAGTCGATGCCTGTACCGCGCTCGATGGCCTGGCGACTTAGGTCCTGCTGTCCTGCGATTGTACGCACGTTAACAGTTAGTAGTGTGTCGTCAGCGTCAGTTTCAGAAACTGCTGTGTTCTGTGTTTCCTGAACTGCAGTCGAAGTACCTGTGGTCATACGGGATATTTCAAGTGTCATACCACTTGGCGGAAGCGCCATCTTGTTTGTGGCGAAGTCCGCTGTTGGGCGTCCTGCGCGAGCAAGAGGAGCAGCTAGCTCTGTGAGATATTGAGGTACTACGAGACCAACGAAGTTTGAAGTACCGCCGTCACGACGCTCGACTGATTCTTCCTTCATGTGGCGAGCAAGACGCTCATTCGCAGAGTAATCGTTGCGGAACTGAGCATTGAACGCGTCCTTGATGAACGAGTTCTCAGATTCTGCTGTGTATGTGCGTGCTTCTGAAATGACGCGAGCGCCACCAACTGATGCAGGTGTTGCAACTGGTGCAACTGATGCACGTGCTTCTGCAGCTCTGTTGTCTGCATCTGCTTGTGTCTTTAGCTTTTCGATTTTTGAATCAAGTGAACGTGACTCTTCTACAAGAGCGTCAACCTTCTCGGTCTCCTCTACAGTAAGGTCGGTGCGGTTCTCTTCTGCTACTGCTTCGAGAACTGCGTCCATTTCTGCCTTAACTGCATCACGGCGCTCGATTACTTTGTCAAGAAATGACATTGCATGGCTCCTTATGAGTTTGGATTCGAGGTGGTGGCGATTGGGCTCACGGCGCTTGAAGGGTGTGAGAGTCGCTCCGACTTCGGTATCTGGTGGCGATTTGCCAGCAGAATGTTATTTTGTGCTGTTTATGATAGCCTTGGCTAGACGAAGTGAGATTGAACGTGGCTGTGCGGCTTTGTCCTCTTCTTCATCCATCGTGGCTACGTCTTCCATCGGCGCCTCTTGTGCGCCCATCAATGCGGCCATCATCTCGACAGCTTCCATGACGTATTCATGTCCTTCAGACATCTTCTCAAAGACGGTCTGCAAAACGATTAGTGATTCGCCTGAGACCTCGCGGCCTTCTTTTACGGCTTGAATCGCATTTGCGAGGTGCTCCCGTGCTTCGACTGTGGTAGTCGGATAAGCTGGGTAGGTGACGACCGAAACATCGCCGTCGGCCAATGACACCTCAGTGAGTGTGCGCTCTGTGCGGTCTGCACTCCACTTTTGGCGAATGACACGAAACGCGAAGCTCATCTGGTCAACGTCGCCGCGTTGGATTAGAGTCCACAAATCGCGGGCTTCTGTAGTATCTGGCAAGTCCGCGTCAAAACGCAAACCGACCTCGTCCTCTGATAGAGTCAGTGTGCCATTCTTGGTTCTTGCCAAAGGCAATCCTTCATGGTTGATTAAGAGCCTCACGTCTGGTGTCTCGCTGAGGGTTTTGCGAAATGCGCCAGGAGCGATGCGCTCGCTGAATGGAAGCGGCACGCTTGCGTCGTTAAAAACTGCAGCGTATCCAGACAGACGCATTGCGCCGTCCTCTGCCTCACGTGTTTCGATGTTGCGCACTGTAAAAGTGCGACGCTCGATTTCTTTCATCTTGCTCCTGTCTTCCCCCACGGAATCGCGCAGAACTTCGCCGCCTGGCTCTAAGTCCTCTGAGATGGACACTGCAACCATTTGGTCAATAGCATCTTGCTTGGTGTCGTGGCAACCTACTGTGGTGTAGCTGCCGTCTGACTCTTGCTTAACTGTGGCCCAGCCTGAACAGTCGCCTTGCTGGTCGGAAATGTAGTATGGCATTAATTAACCTCATAAACGGACGATGGATTTTCAGGGTCAATCGTTGAGACTTGCTGCAATTGACCTGTTGGAACTCCAGTGTGACCCATTGGCGGCAGGCCAACGGCCTCGAGGACCGCCTTTGGCTCGAATCCGACTTGAATCAAGTTGGTAGCGATTTCTGCCCTTAGCTTCATACCGACCTCTTTTGCGTCTGTCAAGTCGATGTTCTGCAGTGGAACTCTGTATTGGTCGCCGTCTGCGACTGGTGCCATGTCCTCTGATGCGTGGACGTCGTTTACTGACAAAAAGCCCTCATTCAGACCCTTGGTGTAAGCCTCATAACGCTCAAGTGTTGTACCACGAAGCAATGCATCAAGATTGAACTTGATGAAACCATCAGGCTCTGGCAACAATGGTGAGAGTGCTTGCTCGATACGCTCCAAAAGCGGACGCAGCGAGTGTTGCACGAAGGATAAGTTCTGGGCCTCAACGGAAGCAAAGGACATTGCTCCAGCCACAGGGTGGCCAAGCAGCGAAATCGGGACTCGGAACAAACGAGCGATTTCTTCGACTCCAAAACGGCGAACTTCGAGAAGTTGTGCATCCGCGGCGTTTAGTGTTAATGGCTTGAATGAAGCGCCACCAGTTAAAACACCGAGTTTGCCCGCACGGTAAGGGCCAGTGTGTGAAAGATTCCAGTTGCGTGCGATGTCTGTGATTTGCTCTTCAGTCAATTCGCCTGGCGATTCGATAACGCCGCCTGGGTTGGCTGCGTTACCAAAGTAAGATGCTGCGTACACTTCTGCCGCCATCGCGGAGCCCAAAGTGATGCGGGCTGCACCGATTGGACCGAGCCCAAGCAGCTGGCCTGGAAGTCTAAACAACGGAATGTGAAGCATCTCGCGCTTGGTGAGAACCATCGTCTTTGTGGCGCCCTCTGCAGATTGCAGCCCGTCGTACAAGCTGTTCTGACTGTTGGTGCCGATTGTCACTTCGTAGTAGATTTCTGCATCTGCACTTGGGCGGCGGATGCGCACATTTTGTGGGTTAATACAATAAAGTTCCATAACATCGCCCAGCTCGTCGCGGACGGTCAAAATGAAAGCGTTGCCATGAAGGTTCAGTGAAGTTATGATTTGCTCGTAGAACTCTAAGCGCGTGGTGTCTGGATTCGGGCGGCTTACCCAGTCTGGCTGCGAGCCGTAGACCGCAGCGTACGAAATGCGCTGGCGTCCTCTCCGCACGTAGGCAGAAAGGGGCAAGGACCCAATTGTATCACCCAAAAGGCGCACGCACGCATAAACGGTGGACATGCGTATGGCCGTGTCGGCATTTACATCAACTCCAGCTGGAGATGAGTATGCAGGGCGGCCTGGCACTAGCGGTTCAACGAATTGATTTTGTGCTCGTTGTTCGCTGGCCTTGCGCAGTCTGTTCGATAAGCTCATTTAGTGGCCTTTTCTGTCTCGAGTTGGTACCAGCCGTCGTCCCAAAGGGTAAGCAGCCTTTCAAAGTATTCTTCGTACATTTTCCCGACAGTGGCGAGAGAGTATTTCTCGATTGCTTGCTGTCTAATCGCTGCACGGTCGAGTGACTTGACGTCCTCGGCTGCACGAACGAAATCTGCTAGTGTGCGGCATCTGTAGCCAGTCACTCCGTTTATGTTTGTTTCTACGAATGCGCCCCAGTCGGTAGTGATTGTTGGAGTGCCGCAAGTCTGAGCTTCGACCGCGATGTTGCCGAATGGTTCGATGTAAAGAGTGGGTGCGAACAGCGCAATCGCGCCGCCCATAAGCTC